TAGTGAAGCACTCGCACCAGCATTGCGCTGGTCAATGCGACAGTCCCCGTTCAGAATCCGATTTCTGAAGCCCATCGACCCCGTGGGTGCGGCCACGCCGTACAGGACGGCATTGCTGCCGCCGTCTTTGTCGTAAATGTTGGATGCGCGTAGGGTGCTCATGCCTGCCCTTTCGGGTACTTGTCTTTAACCGCTTGAATCACTTCGCGCCAAGCATCGTAGCCGCCGTGATACAGCAGGTCGAACTGGTCAACGATGGAGGGGTACTCTGCCGCACGTTGGCGCTGATATTCTTTTGCGTCGTATTCCGCCTGGAGACGAGAAACTTCAGCGTCGATCTCAGCTTGAGTTGGCGGGTTATCAATACCGTGCCAATGAACGCCATCGGCATCCATAGAGATGCCAGCATCCGGGCGTAGGTTCATGCAGGCTTGGTGAATCATGCAGCCACCTCAGTAATCTTCAAAGAAAGCGGATAAGTAGCGCCGCCAGTGGTGGAAAGAGTAGAAGACAAAAATTGTGCTGCTGCGCCTTCAGTGCCGTGGTACACCGTATAGGTTCTAGCTGTTGTACTACCGCTGCTCACCGGGATTGTCATGTACAAGAAATCGGCATCGTTTGCGTCAAACGCCGTTGTCCGGTTGAACCAATGCACCTGCTTGCGTGAACCGCTGGCGGGCGGCAGGTTGACGTATGCAGCTGCCGTTACGTCGTAAAAAGCAGCGTACTGCAATTGGTTGCTATTGGGAAAAACGAAAGAACCGTAGCACTCCAGATATAAAGTGCTAGAGGCGCTAAGAGGAGTGAAAGCAATGCGAAGACTGGTTGTCAACTCATGCAATGCGCCGCTGCTGGTGAGTTGGGTTGTAGAGGTGTGGTACACCTGCTGCACCTGAAGCACCTTGCCAACGCCAGTTCCACCCTGAAGCGCAATAGTCCCCGTCGCATCCGGCAGCGTCAGCGTCCGATCCGTATTGCTGTTAGGCGCAGCGACAGTGAAGATGCCCGTGCCGCTGGCGTTGCCTTGTACTTTTACGATACTCAAGATGCGGCTCCTTCAAGCGCGGCGATGCGGGCGGTCAGGGAGGTGATGAGGGTTTGCTGTTCTTGAATCGCAGCGGTCAGCGTGGCGACTAGGAAGCTGGTGTCGATGCCTTGCGGTTTGATGTTGCCATCAGCGTCCACAGCGTCTTTAGCGCCAGTCACGCAACCGGGCACCACTTCTGCGAGTTCATGAGCAATAAAGCCCTCGCCATTAGAACCGTCCATCTTCCACTTGTAAGTGCAGGGTTTGAGAGCGACGACCTTTGCCAGTGCGCCCATCATGGGCTGGATGTCTTCTTTCAGACGGTAGTCGGAGGAAGTGTTGTATGCCGTGTTAGAACCGCTCTTAGAAATGCTGCCAATAACGTTGTTTGAAGAGTCAAAAAAACCAAGCATACCCTGTGAGGACGATGTTGCCTTAACCCCCATAGGGTAAGGTTCAGCGGAACTAGCGGTGACAATCAGGTAAGCATTAACCCCCGGCGTCTGCGTAGTGCCCATCACCAATTGACCCGTGTTGCCCGCGCCAGAACGCGTTGCAAACAGCAGGTTCCCGCTGGAGTCGAAGCGGGCGGATTCCACACCACCTTCAGCAAACGCGATGGTGTCAGCAGCGGGGAAGAAGATTCCGGTGTTGGAGTCGTTGCCTTGAATGGCAGGCGTGCTTGCGGAGCCATCGACCGCAGAGACGCCAGTAGTGCCGTTGAGAACTAGAGTCATCTAGACCACCGTCCATGTTGAACCAGAAGAAACCGTCACCGTGATGCCGGAAGCCACCGACACCGGGCCGAACGAGCCACCATTATCGCCCGAGGCAATCGTGTAGTTCTCAGAGATGGTCTGCGAGTTCACCACGATGCCGTTACTCGCACGCGGCACAGTAGCCGACAGCTCGCCAGTGCTAGGCTTGTAGAGCAGCTTTGCGTTGCCCGTGTAGATCGTCGTAAGAGATCCGCTGGTCGCGTTGGCAAAGAGCGGATACAGGTTCGTGCTGGTGGAAGTGTCGTTCGATGCCGTCACACCAGCCGTCGCCCAGGAGGTGTTCGTGCCGTCCGTCGTCAGGTACTTACCCGACTGCGAAGTCTGGCTCGGAGCCAGGGCGTTGAAGGCCGTGTTGGCCGTCGTCTGGCCTGTACCGCCGTTGGCAATCGGCAGCGTGCCCGTGACTTGGGTCGTCAGGTCAACACCCGAAAGTGTGCCACCCAGTGTCAGGTTTCCGCTGGAAGTGACGGTGCCCGACAGGCTAATGCCGTTGACGGTGCCCGTGCCGCCTACTGAAGTAACGGTGCCGGTGTACTGGTCATTCGACGTAACCGTAAAGCTCGGATACGTCCCACTAATGCTCGTAGTACCCGCGCCCGTGAGCGATACGGTTTGATCTGGCGCACTGTTCGTGATGGTGAAGTTGGGATACGTTCCAGAGGTGCTGATACCTGTACCAGCAGTGAGCACCACCGTCTGATCTGGGGCGCTGTTGGTCACCGTGATCGAGCCAGCGCCGTTGCTGACGCTGATGCCCGTGCCAGCAGTCAGGTTCGCCTTTTCCCAGAGCGAGGTGGTCTGGTTGTAGATCAGCGTCTGGCCGTTGGTCGGGTTCTGCGCCGAGACGTTGTGCAACTCGTCCAGCTCGTAGCCGTTTTGTACGCGAACGTACAGACGGCCATTGCCCATGTTGGCCCGCTCAACCACGCCAATGTAGACAAGATGGTTCGGGGCATAGGGCTTGGTAGCGGTGAGCGTACCAGCCGTTGCTCCCAAGTACAGCGTATCGCCGGGGCTGTAAGCAGACAGATCCAGGCCATCCTGCACACCCTGGCACAGCACCATACCCGCTTGGCCCGCAGCGATGTTCTCAGCGCAAATGCCCAGCGTCTTAGCAGAGGTCGCATCACCCGTGTTGTATGCGAGCTTGACCGACACGCGATCACCCGCCGCCGCGAACATATAGACCGGCTGGCCCTTGGTGATCGTGACCGCCTCGTCGTTGGTCACATAGGCGTACAGAGTCTGGCCAATGTCCGCCGCAATGTTGGCGTTCAGCCCCACAGTCATCGTCTGCTGGGTGGCATCCCAGTACATACGGCCCGCAGCGTTGGTGACTGTCGCACCCGTATCGAACTGGATGAAGTCGGGCGAGGAGATGCCGCCCGTCAACCCCGTCATCGAGGTGATGTTGTCGTTCGCGCCAGCAATGGCCCAGCTCTGGTCAATTTTCTGCCAGACGGAACCGTTGAAGATCAGCCAATCGCCTGCTTGCCAGTCGGTGATGCCGTTAAGGTTCGTGCTACCGGCCACCGACACAACGTAATAGTAGCCATTGGTGCCCGTGCTGGAGGCTAGCGTCGGGGTGTTCGTGCTGGCGTTCCAAGTGCCCTGATAGGACAGGCCACCGGCCACATCGGCCCAGGACAGATCCGTTCCGTCAGTCGTGAGGAACTTCCCGGCATTCCCAGTCTGGCTGGGGATCAGATCGTTGATCTGCTGCTGGAGCGAGGCCAGGGTATCGAGCACCGTCTGGCTCGTGCCACCACCGTTGGTAATGACCTTGATCTTCTCAGCCAGATCAGGGGCGACCACTTCGCCCACGTTGATCGTGCGGCCCGAGGACAGGCTGATGATCAGCGAGCCGTCAAAGTCAATGTGCGCGTCGGTGACCGAGACACCATCTACACCATCTTGGCCGTCCACACCGTTGCGGCCGTCAGCACCCTTTGGCCCCATCGGGCCAGTGGAGCCGTCCCGACCCGCACGGCCGTCGCGCCCGTTGGTGCCGTCCTTGCCGTCTTTGCCGTCCTTGATGGAGGCAACGCGCTGTTCGATCTTGTTGCCGACTTCGTCATATTTCGAACGAATGTCTGACTCGATCTTCTTGAGCGCCTCGATCACCAGGCGAGCCTGCTCGCCAACCTTTTGCTTTTGCAGCTCGCGGCTTTTGGCCATCGTGCCGCGAATGGACTCCAGAACAGCCTTTTGCTGTTCCTCGGACATGCCTTGGAGGATTAGCTGTTTAGCGAGGCTTTCAACGTCCATTGCCCAGCTCCTTGGTCAGCTCGTCCAAGAAGTCCTGCTCCATACCGCTGACCTTGTTTTGCTTCTCGGCCATCTGAAGCTCCACGATCTTGGACTTGTTCTTGATGTCCGCTTCCTTGAGCATCAGCTCTGCGATCTTCACGCGCTTGTCGAACTCCTGCGACTCAGCGCCAGCAGGCAGGTTCTTCGTCGTCGATGCGATCACCTTGGCCTGCACTTCCTGCGGCATCAGTTGCGCCTCGGTCATCAGCTTGGTAGCCTCTGCCCGGTTCTGCTCAGCCTGCGTCGTCTGAACCGCAATCTGAGCCTGGGCCGCTTGCAGTGCGAGCTGCTGCTTGGCCATCTCGAGCTGCTGCGCCTCGGGATTCGGTGCAGCCATCTGCTCCAGCGCTGCGATCAGCTCGTAGCGGTTCGTGAGGCTGCTGTTGGACAGAATGCCCTTCAAGAGCAGCGGAAGCACCGGAGTATCCGGGCCGAGCGTTTGCAGCAGGCCAATGAACTGCTGCTGCTCGTACTCGCGAGCGATGATGCCAAGGGTTGCCGTCGGGATGAACTTCATATCCACCGACGGATAGCGCTCGGGGTCAAACTGCATGTAGCGGAACGCTGCTTTTTGGATGAACGGAATCAGGAAGTCTTCCTGGAAGTTCACCAGCGTGCGCTTGTACTTCTTGATGATCGTGGCCACTGCCATCGACATGCCACCCGCATCACGCGCAGCTTGACTCACCATGCCTTGACTGTCGAGCGTGCCCGTCGATTGCAGCAGCATGCGCTCGAAGTCTTTGGCCGTGGCGAGGTTCGCACCGTCGGTGTTGCCAAACTTGAACGGGAACAGAATCTCGTTGGGATTGCCGTTCGTGAGGATCGCCTTACCCGGCTTGACCTCAAACTTCGCACCGCGAGGCAGGCGCGTGGCATCCATCGCCATCATGGGAGCGGTGGTCAGTGCCAGCGAGTCAAGGTGGCTACGCACCTCGGCATCGATGGCCTTTTGCATGTTGTAGGCCTTCTCGACCGTACCGCGACCGAGCAGGCGGTTGGGAACCGTATCATCTTGATAGGACAGCACAGGGCGATCCTTCATCATGTACGGATTCTCTTCGGCCTTGAGCAGATAGCCTTCGTTGGCGATGACGACAATGGCTTCCACCAGATCGCTGTACTCATCGGCCACCGAATCATCGGGGAACAGGTCAGCGACTTCCTTGTTCTCTTCCAGATTCTTCAGGTATTCGCGGGGCACCAGACCGTAATACGTCAAGAGACGCACCTTATCGCTCTCGTACTGGCTGATTTCCTGCGTCGGCTCAAGATCGGTGTCTTCGCCAGCGGGCTGGATGTTCACTTTGCGGTAGATCCCGCGCTCCATGCCCTCAACCACCTTGTGGATCGAGACATACTTCTCGATTGCCACGCCCATGCAGTCGTCAACCGACGTGCCGTTGGGGTCAAACAAGAAGTTTTTCGGGTTGACCGGCACAATCTTCACCGCAACGCGGGGCTTTTCCACCACACCGATGGCCGCTTGGCCCATTTGGCCAGGAATCGCCTGAGTTGCGGGGACAAAGATCTTCTCGGTCTTGACAATGATCTCGCCAATGCCCGTGCCGTAGATTTCGGCCATCAATTCGATCTGGTCGATGGATTTGCGGATCTTGTCCTGCTTGAAATCCTCCATCAACTGGGCTTTGAGCATCTCAACATCCAAC